TTTTGCTTTAGAGATATTAACTCCTAGAAAGGAAATTAGTGCTTCGTATCTTTCTGCGACAGATTGATCCCAAATTGAGATATCGTCGCCCAGTATTGCGTAATCAAGAAAGGTTTCATTGAAACCAGCCTTGTAAGCACAATATTGGACGATAAAGTGGTGAGTCATGGCTAAAGAGGCCCAACTACTGTACAATCCCATTGGTTGACCAACGGAGTACTTAAGACCCTTTCCTTTAAACTCGAAATCGATTTCATTTAGGATTTCATCCCAAAGTGGACCGATCTTAGAATTTAAAGAAGTCATTACACACGTTTGTATGTTTAACGGTAATCTATCAGTTGCTGCGGTAAGATCATATGACCACACAGGTCCCTTCTCGGTAGCAAACGCTATTCGAGATGATTGGGACTGTTGGTCATGAGTTCCATCCATAGCGACTTTTCGAAGAACATTAAACAACATTGTATGCAATGGTTTTAGGGTGTTTTGTACCCAATAGTTACCAATGGCGATACATCTTGTCTTCCCTCCTTTGTCAGGAATGAAGGCAAGACGTCCAGGGAATTTCTTGATTTTAATCAAGGACTTTGGCTTTGTTAAGTCCTTTTCTTTTACTTTAACCAATTTTATGTTAGGTTTTACGACATCCAATAGATCTTCTGTATAGAAGATCCTACTAAATTTTCGTAATAATTCTAACAATTTTGGTTTAGTATCAAAGAATAAGGATTGCAAAGCCGCTGTTCCTAGACTAGATCCAGAGATTCCTGTCTTGATTGTATAGTGGAAGGGAATCTCTTTCCACCATTGCTTAGTCACTTTATTTAGTTCTTTAGTAAAAGATTCTCTAACCATATGTCCGAAAGGATGTACAGCTAAGAACTTTCTAAAGTCCTGTTCGATGTCTACTCTGAAACAACTAGGTCCTGTACTTGAATCCAATATGGTGGATAAGTCAGGAACAGGTTGTGTCGTTGCTAGTTCGAATGACCTCATTGAAGTAAGAATCAGGCGTTTTCTGAGCAATTCAGAACTTTTCAGAGTTTTCACTAGCCATCCAATTGATGCAGGGTAATTACCCTTAGTCAATCTTCGGAAGATTGGTGGAGTCTCTGTTATTGGTTCTAACATAACAACTCTCGTTGTTACGTTGTACCAATATTTCCAAAGTTTAATTGCCATTAAAGGTCCGTTCCTTATTTCGATACGGTCAACTTCTTCTAGCATAGCCCTATAGTCGGTAAGAACGGGGATGTCAAATCCTAGGACCTTAGCGAGGATTATTGAATTTTCAATACCCTTCGCTATGTTCTTAGAAACTTTCGTCTCCATAGTAGATTCTTCTAATATTTATTAGAAGACTGCGTACACCTTCTTTGGGTAAGAGTAAAACTTTTAGGTGGTATTTATGTATACTCCTTTCAAATAGCGTCCTCTTTTAGCGCTAAATGATCAAGAGTGTCATTAAACACCTTAAGTTTTACTCCCAAAGGTTGCACAATCTGC